ATTTATATCATTATCTGCAGTTCCAACTCTACCTTGAGACTTCATAAGTCTTTCAGCATTGAATTGGTTTTCAGAAGGAACAATCATTTTCATTCCTCTAGCTGCAATCTTAAGACCTCTCTCATCAGTCATACCAGCAATGTCGATCATTGCTTGTTCTAACGATGTTTCGTTAAGGTCTGCTTGTACCGTTAATGTGTTTTTGAAAGAACCAGCGATAGTTGGGTGAGCTGTGTTGAACAAAGAAACACCATCACCTGAATCAAAGTTATCCGTAGTTGGTAAACCTTGGTTTAGTGGGTTTGCTGCTTTGATCTGTTTAGCGTTAGCCATAGATCTCGCTAGTGCTTTTGTATATCTAGACGAAAGTCTATCATACAAGTTGTCTTCCATTGCTTCTTCAGTTAAAGCGAATGCAAGAGCCACTGTTTCGTTAGTGTATCTTGCAGTAAATGTTTCCTGTGCATTGTCGTACGCAACTGCTCCACCCTCAGGTTTCACATATGCATTCGCAAATCCAGATAACATTACTTCTTCTTCAAAAGCTCTGTCAGATGTTTCAGTAGTATAAATTTCTTTATGCTCTGAATCATATCTTTTATACTCAAGGCCGAACAAGGCATTTAAACCTGGCTCAAGCTCTTTTACGAGTTGTTGTCGTGATATTGCCATAATTTATTCTCCTTATGCTGCCCCGGCAGTTCCAGATCCTAATAATGATTCATTCAACATTACACGCCAGTTGACGTTTGCTGATCCGATATCATTGTTTTCAGGGTCTCTTGAAACTCCGATTATTTTGAATTGCCCAGTTGTACCTAGAGTACTGTCCCCTAGTTCCATTGAGCTTACTCCGTTCAAAGTTGAACCACTTGTACCAGCTAAATCCGCACATTTGAAAATGTCAGCTTGTGCTGAAGCACCTGCATTATCAGATTGGATTTCGTACATTTGTGCTGGACTGTCATACACAAATGCTTCAATCGCACCACTGTTAGGTGGAGTGATTGATCCTGGGTAATAGTTTTTGAACGTAGGTTTTAATGTAGTTGGGTCATTGTAAAATGTTCCCCAGAACGCTCCTAAGTTTAATACTAAACCAGCTGTTTGTAAGTCTACATATCCAGTACCTGTAGCAGGCGAACCTACTAAAGCACCTTGGAATATTACACTCGCATCACCCGGATTGATATTATAAGAACTCATTCCAGTGGAATCATCTTGCTGACCAACTGTCTTTAACGGTCTAAGACCGAAAGCGGCGTCTTGATTAGCCATATTATTTTCCTCCGTATGCACCTGCCCTTGCGGGCCTCCAGTGCGGTTAATTTAAATTCGTTGATAGTAATTGTTAAAAAACTTTTACTTACCACCGAAAGATTTGCTAGAGCGGCTATCATTGCTGATAGGCATGCTCGGATGCTGATCCTTCAGTAGATCGTTGTGAACTGCATCGTCTCGTTCTTTAGCTTTTTCACTATAGTACTTTTGACGTGCCTTCGCGACCTCTTCTGGTATTCTGGCCAGCAACAGACCTCCGACTCCGATCACTCCCTTGTGTTTGCCATCTTCAACTATTGGATAACCTGAATCTTTATACTCTGAAGCCATTACTAATGTGTATCCTGATCTTAATTTACCAGAAATATTTTTAGTGTCATCAAAGCCTAAACTTTCAGCTCTTATCCATCTGTGTCGAAAACCATCCGGCGCAGGTGGTGCATCTAAAGATGAGGGTGGTGTCCATTCAACAGGTCGCTTAGTAGCTTCCCTTGTTTCAGACGCGCGTGAGTCTTTTTTTACTTCCTCTGTAACTTTTGAAACTTCTGTTTCAGTTTTAGATTTAGTCATGCTTTATTACTCCTCTACGTTTACTTGTTTAGCATATTCTTCAAGTGGCACATTCAATTTTTTAGCAATTGCTACTTGTGATGATGTGAGTCTCACAGTTTTGCGACCAGTGCCTCTTTTTACGTTTCGCGTAGCCGAAGCTACAGTTTGTGTAGGCTTAGTCGATTGTTCTGTATTATTACCAAACTTATGGGGAAATTCAAGCTTTATTCTTCTATCTAATTCACCATAATAATCTTCCGATTGTGGGTCATAACCTTCCTCTTCTACCATTTTCTTATGCAAATCAAATGCTGTGTAAGTCATAGCATTATCCTTACCAAACCAAGCATTTTGTTCTGCCCATTCAGTAGCTCTTGCATCAGGTTTTGGTGTCTGAGGCCGTTCTTGTTGAATATTAGTTGTTTGTTTATTATTTAATTCAATCTTCTTTTTTTCAGCTTCTTGGTTGACTTTCATATCAGCCAATCTAGCTTCTTCGTAACCTAATTTAGCAATTTCTTTTTGTGCATCAATTTCGGCTTCTATACTTCCATCTTCTCTAGCTTGCTTAAGTTTACCTTTAGCAGCTTCAAGACCTGAAGTAATTCTACTTTCCATTTCAGATACATATCCTGTATCTAATTTAGATAATCTATCTTTTAAAGATCTTTGTTCTCTTAAAACAGATTGTGCATATTTTGTGGCTTCATCTCTTTGACGTTCAGACTCACGCATACGCTTTGTAAGTTTAGCAATTCTTTTTTTAACTCCATCACTATACTCATCTAATTCTGATTCTTGTTTCGGTTTTTCTTCTGTAGCTGTTTCTTGTTTCTCTTCTTGTATAAGTTCTTTTGGAGCTTCTTCTTTTTTCTCCTCTACAACTTCTACTTCCCCTTCTGGTTTTTTTTCAGGAACATCAACATTTTGTGCTCCTTCTTTAACCGTCTCTTCTGGTAAGATAACTTCTGTATCAGGTCCATCTGATGGCAGATCTATCATCTGTTCTTTATTCTTATCTTCTGGCATAAGTTCTCCTATGTTTAATATTCATGCAAGATATCCTCTGGATTCTTGATTGTTGCTAAAACTTCATCGTCGTTTAACAAACGAACTTCACCGCCTTCTATTTTTATTCTAGATCCTGCATAACGCGCAAACATTACCCAGTCTCCAACTTTGCACCAAGGCCCATCTGGAAATCTTTGTTTATCTCCATATGCATCTGGCCCCATTGCTAAGACGTTTCCACACTGTGATGCTACTTGTTGTTTTTCTAATGTATCTTGTCCCATTATAATTCCACCTTTTGTTTTTTCTTTCATTTTAAATGGAAGGACTAACATACGCCAACCTGTAGGTTGTGGTAATTTTGTTGACTCTTCTGTTACTTTTTCTTCTTTTGATTTTTTTACACCAATAAGATCATTGTTTGGTGTTAATATCGATGACTGTTCTGTTTTCATTTTCTTCTGGCTCCTTGTTTGTTAGCAGGGTAGAGATTTCCTGTAAAATTGCTTCGTAAGCACGAAGCTGTCCTACCATATACTGGTATTTTTCAAAATTGTCAACCTGTCCATTTAGTAGATAGGTTTGCACAGACTTCTGTGTTTCTTCTATTTGTTTTTTTAATTTATAAATTAATTGTACGCCGTCCATTATTTTTTAGTGAAAGCTCTGCCAAAACCTTTGACAGCTATTCCACCACCTTTATAACCTTTAACTGGAACTCCACCACTAGGATAACCAAATTTATTGTTTCCCATTACAGGTTTATATCCTGCTACTTTTGTTAAACCACCACCTGCTTTTTTAACTCTATTTTCGTCTTGTTTTTTTTCTTTAGCTTCATCAGATAAAGTTATCCATTCTTGTTTAGCTTTTTCTTCTTTTTTCTTAATCCACTCTGTAGGTGGTTCTTTATCTTTATTTTCTTTTTTTTGAATCCATTTATTTTTTTCTTCTTTAACTTTTTTCTTAATCCATTGTGATTCAGTAGTCATTATTTAAATCCTTTTAATGTTTTTGCAAGTCTAGCTCTTTGTCCTAACTTGCCACCTTTTTTAGCAGCTTCATTTAATTTTTTAGCTGGAATTTTTTCACCTTTTTTTACTCCTAATTCTTTTCTTAAAGCTCCTGGTTTTTTTATTGCTTTTTTAATCCAATCTTTAGCCATTATTTTTTGCCTCC